ATCAAGTCTGGCAAGTAATCGTAGCTGATCCGCAAAGTCATAGGGCTCTGCTTTGTGCGACCTGAAATCAACGTCAATGTCAATGGCACGTACAATGCCTTCAGCAGTTGGATTGTGATCGGACTTACGCGCTGAATGACGTTTATCACCGATCCAACCATCTGAAGTTCTATCTCTATCGGGGAACGCATCATCTACCTGTTCACGTAGCTGCTGGCCTGCTCTGCAAAGTTTTGCCATATTCCTACGAGATTGTGCCGTTTTCTTCTTCGCCGTTTAACCAGCGCAGGTAGTCGCGGTCATCCTCTGTGCAAGTAACGCGGCATAAGCCATCATCATCAATGCGAGCGTAAATCTTTTGACCTAAATCGTTTTCTGTTAATAATTCGTATTTCATAGTTCAGCACTCCAAGCAAGAAAAGCGGTTGAATTGTTGTCATTTCTACCCCAAGCACCTCGACCAATAGTTAAACCTGATGCAACTGTAAATTGCACAGCACCAGAAGTTTTTGTGGCTGCATTAAAGCCAGGAACTGCGGAACAGGTATAACCGCCACCGCTTTCATTAATTCCATAATTAGCAGCCGTTCCACTTTGTTCTAAGGCGGTTGGTGCAATTCTCATTTCAGTTGGAAACGGAGTAACAGCCAATATTGTAGTTGTTGTATTACTAAAGCCTCCAGTTGTTAATGGATAGAAAGCCTGACCACCATTTATTCTAAAGTAATACCTCTGACAAGCGGCTAACTCGCCTTGAAGTGTGCCAGTTGCGGTTTGGAACGCGGTGGCTACGTTGCCAGCCTCAACCTGAACGCCCCAAAGGTCTAAAGTTTGAGCCGTGCTTGCTTTAAGACCAAAAATAATATTTACAAAACTGCCTGTGCCAATGGTTTTACTTGATATAGATGGTACTGCAATATTTACTGAATATCTAACCCAAGATGAAGTCAAAGTAATTGCTGCGGAATCCGTATTTACAACACTTGAACCGCCGCTACCAAAAGATTGTTGGTAGCGAATCCAACGAAGTGCGTCTGTTGTAACAGTTGATTTAGCCCAAAATGAAACTGTTATTGTCTGTCCTGCAAATGTGCGAACATCCTCGATTGCTTGCTGAAAACGAGCGTCTGTATCTGTCGCTTCCGCCGCTAGTGTTGCAAAATACTGTCCTTCGTATCCTGCTACTGGCGCGGTTCCAGGAGTAAAAGTAGATTGCGTGACGTCAATAGTTGAATTTGATGAAGTAACTCTCCATCTATCGGCAGTAAAAGCATTAGTAGTTTGGTTAGTAAAACTTGTGCCTCGCTGCCAAATATCAAATGCACCGTTAATAATTTTATTCTTGCCAGCCGCATAATTACCCTGCCAACGAAGGCCAGTAGTAGCGGCACTATCCGCGACAAGTGTTTCACCTGAGTTACCAACTGCTAAGCGAGCATCAACTGTAGAAAAGGTAAATAAATCTCCCTTTGTAGTTAAAGGTGTTTGATCAGCAGCAATTGATACCCATGCTGTTCCATTGTAAACTTCAACTGCATTAGTATCCTGTAAATAAGAAACCATACCTTCAGCTAATACACTAGTAAGCGCAGTAGTTCTAGCTGCTGAATCTGCAAACACCATAACTGTTTGCTCATTTAAATACGTATTGACCTGGGCTGCGGTAAGCACATCCCCGGTCTGGAACAACTTATATCCTGCGCCTGCCATTTGTTCTCCTTAGTAGCTCAGCACGTCTGTGTCTAGTATACCCGATATATCGGAATCTAAGACAAAGCCTGCCAGTAGCGGTTCTGTTGTGTATAGGGTAGTCATCCAGGATGACTTGGTAATGTCGTGATGAATAGCATTTACTAGGCTTGATTGCACCACGCTGCTAGAGCCTGGGGTAGTCTTAGTAACTGTTACACCATCAAGCAATTCTATGTCTACCCCTGCCAATGGCTTATTGGGGTTAGCATCATCATAGAGATTTAGCTGAATGCTATCTATGCGTACTTCAGGGTCTTTGCGTGTGGCTAGGATTCCTTGCGCTTGGTTCAAAGCCTCTGTATCTGTCTGTACTAAGATGTCTGAACGCTGGCCTGAATGCAGGAAGAACTTATCAATTGAAGGCTGGTCAAATACATTCTGAGCAGTACCGCCTAGGCGTGTAATAGTCACATCATTTACCAGGTTTGTATCATCAAAAGCAACTACTGCATTGGTATATGAGATGTCTGTGCCTTGATCGCTGAACTCATAGACCGGGAACGCTGGCGTGGCTATAAGGGCATTACGGCTTACGAAATCAACCTTGCCATTGGCATCTAGGAAGATGCCCCCAAACTCGCTCTGTTCCACGTTAAACAACGCCTGAAGGGCATCCCTGTCTGTGCCTGGGTCTGCTTGCAGGGTTGAATCACCTGTATCCACGTTACGCAAGCTTAAAGGCCATTCAATCTCATCTAGGATGGCATTAACTCTAGCCCCTGAAGTTTGTACCCCTGAGCCTGTAACAGTTGCTATTCCTGAGCCTGCCAGCAGTTTAAAGCCATCTACGCACTTAAGGGTTACTGTGCTTAGCTCATCGTTGCCTTGTCTAAATCCTGTGTCGTATGTGTTAATAAAGCCTGAGAATAAAAAGTAATCTTGGCTGGCATAAGTAGCGTAGATAATTATCTGCCTAAGAGGGACAAGGTTTGGATAGTAAATACTGGCCGGGTTGGTGGGATTCCAATCACCTGTTTGATCAAATAAAGTCACATTAGCTGTGCCAGCCTCAAACTGGGATGTTAAACGATTGCGCCCACGGCGTATAGCAACTCTAGTAACTAGGTCTGTTATCTCAACAGGCAACGTGCCTGAACCAAGAGTATTGGTATCTAGTATGCCTTCAGTTGCGCTACCTAAGATTAAGGGGTTAATCTCAAAAGCGGTATCACTATCAAAGTCAACAAAGACACGCAGCGTTGGTGCTGGCATTAAATCGCCCTACTGCTTAGCAGTATGCCCTTGCCTGTTTTTTGATAATTGTATTGAATATCGGTGATGACCTCAGCCAAATCCTCAGCAGATGTTACGTTGCCTTCAACAGTTACGTTGATGGTTGTTTCAGGAATTATGCCTTGGTTAGTCGCAGCTTCAATGGATTGATTTAAGTACTCATTAGCAAGCTCTAGTCCGGCTAATGCTGCTGCTAAATCCGCTGCTGCAAGGCTTTCTGTAAGCAAGGTTGTTGCATCTACGTAGGAATTGGCGGCATCTACCGCTGCCTGAGCTGCCGCCTTTTCTTCAGCTGTGGTTGCTGCTGCAACTGCTGCTGCTGCCTGAGCTGCCGCTGCTGCTGCATCCTCAGATGATATTTCAGCAAATGCGCGTGAAGCACTAGCGGCTTCACTAAAAGCTGTGGATTTATCAATCTTAGCAGTTAATACATTTGCATTTGCGTTAGCGCGACTTACGGCGATACTTGACATTAATTCATTAAGCACCATTTGTTGCTTGGCTAATGTGTCAAACAAATCTTTAATGTTCTTTTTAGCGGCATCAAAGTAATCGCCCCACTTGGCAAACGGATCACTTGCTTCAAGCGTAGTTAAAGATTCTGCTAGTTCTAAAGTTTGCTTTTGTATGGTTTCTAGCCTTGCAGATAGTTTTTCTGCCTTATCAGCATCTTCTTCTAAGATAGCCTTCATAAGCAACAAACGTGTGCGTTCTTCTTCCGTAATCTTGCCTTGTAATGCAGCCTGTATCTGTATTTTTTCTAAGTCAAATACGGCCTTTGCTCTAGCAAGTGCAGCCTGATTCTTTTTGTCTTTCTCAGATAACTTAACGGCTTTGTCGCGCTCTTTAACAATCTTCTTTTGTAATTCTAATTGTTTAGCATAATCACGCAGCAAGGCAGGGTTTGTTCTAGTTCCACCAAATCCAGGTGTTGGGAAAAACTGATTCTTTATAGCATCTAATTTAGCCTGTTCACCAGCATCAATTCTAAATCCTGTGCCTAAAAACTCACGGGTATAAGCCAAACTAAATGCTAATGAATTAAATGCTGATCCTAAGAAATTGGCAGCATTGGCAATACCAGATAAAACTTTGTCAAAATCTCCATCTGCTAACTTCTCTAAAGCCTGTAAAACATCTTCACCAATAATCTTGGAAGCATCGCCTAAGGCTGTGCTTAATCTGTCTATCTTGCCTTGATAAGAATCAGCAGCAGCAGCAGATGTGCCTTTAAACTCACCATTAAGAGTTGCTACTGCCTCAGCAAACCCCATAGCTTCAAGTTCAGCAGATGTATATCTTGTCTGGATTTTGCCTAGTGAAGCAAAGTTTCCGTTGAATGCTCTTGTTAGTGCGTTAACAGTTGCATCTAAACTTGCGCCTGTGCCTGCTGCTAAATCAAGTGCTGTGTTTAGTAATTGGGTTGCTTGCTCGGCATCTAAGGTAGTTGCTACAAGATCACGTATGGCCGGGCGTAATTGTTCGCCAGAAACACCTGTGGCTAATTCTGTTTGTTTGATAAACGCTTCTAAGGCTGGAACGTTGTAGGCTAAACCTAAATTGTTTAACGATACTGTTAATTGCCTAACAGCTTTATCTTCAGCAGCAAACGCGGTGATTGATTTTTTCAGCGCACCGATACCAGCAATAGCCAAAAATGTGCGCTTAGCCGTCTTTCCTAATTTATCAAACTTCTTTTCTAAGGCAGATGATCGTTTCTCAGCTTTAATAAATCCAGCATCTTTAAGTTCGCCAATGATGCGAACAACAATGTTAGTACTCATTAAGCCACCTTCTTGTAATCATAAAGCACAGATTGCCTGTTAAAATCTTCTCTTGCTTTGTTAATTGCATTCATAATAGCGGCAACGGCTTTGCCTTGGTTTTCTGCATAAGCTGCATAAAGTAAACGACCACGGGTTTTTGGGTTGCTTGCTTTGTAATTCTTCAATTCTCCAACGTGAGCATCTAGCCTATTAATCATCATGTTGCCTGCATCTGGATTATTGCTCTGACTATCTTTAGTGGTCTTGACACGCATTGTGCGACCATATCTACCAATAGGTACCATGTGGCTTGTAGGTCTGCCGTATTGATTAGTTCTGCCTGCTGTTTCAATAATTGCGCCGGCAGCGTTTTTGTTTAATAGGCTAATCATGGACTTGAAGCCACCCTTGGTTTTCTTTTGACCAGCCATAGAATAAACAAGCCCAGCTCTAATGAGCGATGGGTTATATTCTGGAAAACCGCTACCTGGATTGTTTGACCAATTGTTTGGTGGGCCGAAAACAAACGCAGGCACTTTAGCCCTAGCATCTTGAACAATAGGGCTTAATTGAGCTTTAATCTGATTGTTCATTTCCTTGGCTATATTAGGTGCTAATGCTTTCAGGGCTTTTCTAAACCCTTCTAGACCTTCTACCTCTACTGGCATGATTCCTATCTTCCGCCTGTTTCTTTAGCACTTCTTGTATAGCTCTTAACATACTGCTATCCATATTGATAAACTCACTAGGCGCAATCCCTGTATGTACAGCTAGCTGGGCTACTCTGTACGTATAGGAATCACGCGTTAGCCATTTGGGGAATCATCACCAAGAACTTCAACAGCCTTCAAAGTGCTTAGAAACTTATCCCCAAATGGATAAACCTCTGGAGCATCTGCTCTGCGCAGACATTCCCATGCAAGCCAATAGATGTCACTTTGCTTTTGATCTTCTCTGAAAGCCTTGTAAAAGCCTTTCTTAGCATACTGCTCAAAAGCATATTCAACAGCAGGTGTTATCTCGTGGATACTTTCCGTGCCATCTGCCCTTACAACTTTAAGACTTGCCATCATTGCCCCTTTGTTAAATTAGAACGTGCCGGTGTCGGCTACTGTTACAGCGGAGTTTACAGTAAATGTAATGTCCTGTGTTCCAATATCGCCAACCGCGCCATTGATAGGTGTTAGGTTGTTTACAAGAATATCAAAGGTGTAAAGCGGATTAGTTGCCGATACTGCTGGAACTTTCTGCTGTACCATCTTTACAGCCACAGTAGTACCAAATGCGGTATTAAGTGTCTGTAGTACGTTTGATGTTGCTGTGTCATTTAGGAAGGAAACAGTTAAAGTTGCTGATTCTAACCCTTTTACAAATTTATGAGCAGTATCTCCCATTGCGCTGATTTCCAGTTCATCTGCAGCACGATTAAGAGTAACTGACGTTACGTGGTCGCTTAGATCAATCGCGTTAATCTTAAGGCCAACAGTATTGTTTAAAAATACAGCCATGTTAGCTTATTCCTCTTCTTTCTTAGTTGTTGGTTTTGGTGCTTTTTCGCTTGGCTCAACCTGGCCGATTTTGGCAAGAAAAGCCTCGCGTTCTTTGTCTATATCAGCCATGTTTTAGCTCCAATCGGATAGTACGCTGATTGATACTTCCCCGGATAGCAGATCGCCTGCTGTTCCGGTTAAGACCGCCGGTGCGCTGAAAGTGCCAATGGAATAAACAATTGACGATGCTTCCAGCTTGTTTACGATATTCAGATAATAATCTTCAATGTTAATTAGATTGCCTTGGTTATCAAACATAGGTGTTAGGACTATTAGTTTAAAGTTAACCTTAGGCTTAATGGTTTTGTAATGGTCGTTGCTTGGCTCAATGTATGGATCGCCAGGTTGCACCACAATGCTGTTAGCAAGCGGTGTGGCAGGTGGGAAGGAAAACACCTGCCACGCCGTATTGTCAGTTAGCGCGGCTGCGATTGTTCCTCGTAGGGTAGAGATTGCTGACATTATCCTACTTGACCGCCCGGCGCTAAGTGATCCGCAAGTAAACCGCGAACACGTGCCATTAAAGTGTTGCCCATGCGATACGGCGAAGGTT